CTTCAGCATATTTAAGGTTTACATCTGGGGATACACGGCGTACTTCTTCACGTAGTGATCTAGCATCTCTAGCTAATAAAAAATTATCAACAAATTCGCGTATTGTTTTCTTTTCTCTATCACCATCTACTGAGGTAATGATGTATTTTAAACGTGTAGATGCTTCAGGTATTTGATCTTTTTTAATTTTGCGTAACCCTTCAATTTCTCTATCAATAGCAGATTCATCAGCATGGGTTAATAATTTAAAGGTAAGTGAAGTTTTAGAATGAGGTAAAGTAAATTCAAATTCATTTACACCCTCTTCTTTTAAATCTTTAGGATCTAATGTTTTATCTTCTAATGTAGTTAAATCAATAGTAAATTCTTCTAATTGATTTGTAGTACGGCTAAAAGCCTTAAAATTATAATCTTTGCCATAACCTAAAACACGAGAAGCAATTAATAATGCGTTTTTATCCCCTGTAATTAATTCTCTATAATCAATTTTAGAGACAATAAGAGATTCTACTAGCTTATCTAATACTGTTCCTTTAGCAATATAGTTTTGGTTGGTTAAAATGTCTTCTTCCTTAGCAGTCATATATTTCATTTCTACTTTACCTGAAGACAATGGATTATCCTTAGGATATATTAATCCTTTAGATGGTAATTCAACGATTTCAGTAGGAAATTTAAATTTGTTTTCTGTAACTTGTTCTTCCATACAATAAAATAACTAATTTGTGGATATAAATATATAAAAAAGAAAAAGGTGTTCCAAGTGGAACACCATTTTTCAAAGGTATGGAGGGTTGGGGTATTAGAAGTTTAAGATGCAATAATCCATTGCAATAGTGATATCTAAACTGATAGCTGCGTCAGCGCTCCAGTCGTATTCACCAAATGAGGCAGTTTTAACATATGCTCCTTTAATTATCCATTCTGATACGATATCTCCTACAGGACCTAATATATCTAATGTTAAGTCTTTCTTGTAGAAGTCTGAATATCCGTCACGACCAGTTACTGATTCGTGAGCTAAACGTGCCCATTCCATTACGGCTTGAGCTCCTGAAGGGGTTACAGGATCATATAAACCTAGAGTCATATCATTCCATCTTACTTTACCTTTTACTTTACGGTAAACATTGATATGGTCTAAGGTGATTTCACCAGCATCGAATCCAGGTGCAGTAGCATTCTTAATTAGGTAAGCGGGAATACCGTCTACATATAGAATGAACCTGTTTTGCACTTTGGGTTCAAAGGCGGTGAACATTATTTCATTGGGATCTAATACTGCCATTTTATTTTATGTTTATTATAAATATTGCCTTTTTAAACTTTTAGAATGTTACACCTGTAGGCGTTACGTTAAAGTCTAAGATTATATATTCAGCTGTTTTAGTTGGTTGGATAAATATTTGTCCTACCATCTGATTTCTATCAATTACATCAGCTGTGTTATTTGTATCATCCATTACTACTCTGTAAGTATATAATCCTTGACGTTGTTGTACTGATTCCATATAAGGGTTAACTTGTGATAGGAATCTGTTACGTGTTGCAGCTGTATTTTGTTCGAATAGTAACGTTTTACCAATATTTCCAATTACACGTTTTAATTCGATTAACAATCTTCTAACGTTTACTCTATCTAAGGCAGTTGCTTTAGTTTGTAATGTTTTCTGACCGAATACTACTGTTCCGTTTCCTGGGAATGTAGCTAATGGGTTAACTTTAGCTAAATATAATTTATCACGATCAGCTGGTGATAATTTTCTTTCAGCTTGGATTACACCACCTACACCACCTCTGTTAAACCCAGCAGGAGCAAACCATTCAGCACCTAATCTATCGTTAGTTGCATATACTCCAGGAATTACTGTTGAAGCAGGAGCCCAAACTAATTTACCAGTTTCAAGTGATTGTACTTGAACCCAAGGCCAATAAGTAGCACCGTAGCTTGAATCAACTGTAGCGGCTGAAGTTACTGTTTGATTAAGTGTAGATCCGTAGTTTCTAGTATCTACTACTGCGATTGCATCTCCTCTTTCAGTTACAGTATCGATAGCTGTATTTACAGCAACTGCACCGTTTTGGATTGTTACACCAGGTATAGTTAAGATTTCGTAATCGTATTCGTCTGTATTTTGTAATAGGGCTAGTGATGCTGTATAGTAAGAAGCTTCTAGTCCTTGAATGGAAGACACATCAATTTTATCAAACATTTTTAATGCTGTGTTTCCGTTAGCACCATTACCATATACTTTACCTGCACCATTTGTAAAGGCACCTTGTAAAGATCCACTTCCTACTTGTGGTAGAGATGAGGTATATTGTGCTTTAAAGTTTCCGTCGTTATCTAAGTAGTTTAGTGTTGGTAATCCTACTGAAGATACTCTTACGTAACGGCTGTTATTAACGTAAGATCCAGTTACTTGGATAAATCTGTTACCATCACTATCAGTGTCAAAGTTTCTAACTTGGTTACCAATTACAGCTTCAATATAGTTGTCTGAATTTGGGTCTAATGATAAACCATTCCAAGTTTCTAGGATAGTTTTAGATCTTGAGTTGTCATCCCCTCTACGAACTAGTAGGTTAAAAGTACCACTTCCTGAATCGATACCAGCAATTTCCCAACGTACGTTGTCGCTTGAACCACTTACTAATGAACCACTAGTAGAAACACTACCTGAGTTGTTCATTATTACACCTTGAGAAATAGTCTCTAAAGTGAAAGAAGCAGAATCAGCGTGCATAATTGCTCTAACATCAGCAGTAGCAGGAGCATAAGTACCAGATACGATTCTAGTTACTAATGCAGTTTCGCCACCTTGTTGGAAGTAATTATTGATTGCGATTGAAGTTAAGTATTCATATCTAATACTAGCACTTTCGAATGCACCACCAAATTTATTTTTAAAGTCACTATATGAAGTAACTACTGTTGGAACATTAACAGGTCCTTTTACAGTTGGGCCTAGAATAGCTAAGCCAGCAACAACAGGTCCTTGAGTAACTAGTGATTGATCGTTCTCACGGGTTAATACTCCTGGGGATAATAAAGTTTCAGCCATTTTTGTTAGTTATTTTATCAATGATAAATATGTAAAAGAGGTTCAAAAATACTATTCGGATTGTATAATTTCACCTGTTTTTAAATCGATTTGAGCACTACCATATTTTTCTTTTAAGCGATTGCCCAATTCTTTTTCTTGTAGAAGAACTTGCTCGTATTGTAAGCGAACATCTTCTTCTTCTTTTTCTAAATTCAACTTTCTTAACGCTAACTGTCCTAATTGGTAAGTTATAATGTTAATGTTTTGTTGAAAGTTTTCTAGTTCCTTTAACTCCTCTTCTGTTACCTTTGTTTGTTTTATTGCCATAACGAATTATTTAATATAAATATTTAAAATATATATGAGAACAAAAAAAGGGAACGCAAGCGTTCCCTATTTTCTTTTATTTAATTTTTAAGAATGGTATCCTTCTAGAGTTTTTACTCTTTCAGATAATTCTTTTACTGCTTGAATTAGTACAGCTGTTAATTTTTCGTATTTAACTGCTTTATATCCGTTTTCACGATCTGATACGATTTCAGGTAATACTTTTTCTACTTCTTGTGCTTTTACTCCTATATCTTTCATGTCACCATAAACGTGAACATCTTCCATAGGAATCCAGTTAAATGTATATCCAGTTAATTGTTCTACTTTTTCAACTGCACTTCCGATTGGTTCAAAGTTTTCTTTTAATCTTTCATCTGAGGTTGAGAATGCTACAACATCGTTTGTTGCTAAGATAGCTCCTGCTACTCCTGAAGGTGCTGTGTTAACACCAATACTATTAAACTGTACTGAATCTGAAGTTTCAACATCTTGGTTCATTGAATACAATTCATTGGCACCTTGTCCAGTATTAACTGTTGCAAATGTTACAGCTGAAGTTGTATTAGTAGCTTGGTCAGAAGTATATGTTGTATATCCAGAATCATTGTTAAATCCAGAGATAGCAATATTTGCTTTAGTTAATTTTCTTTGAGCATTTGAAGTATCTACTACTACAAAATAATCTCCATCTCCATCTGATGTTGATGTTGATAATTCAGATAAATCTACGTTTACTGCATCTGCAGTAACATCAATAAGTGTACCGGCTCCAACACTAATTGTTCTATTAGCGGAAATATCACCACCACCTGTTAAACCATCTCCTGCTGTAATTGTTACAGAAGTATGGTTAATATGTTCGTTTGCTACGAAATTTGTTGTAGCATCATGGTCTACTTGTACGGATCCTGAAATAGATCCATTTAATGTTTGAGCGGCTGTTAAAGTTCCTCCTAATGATACACTTGTGCCATTTATAGTAATACTAGAATTTGTTAACTTATCATTAGCAATAGAACCATTTAACATAGCATTAGTAACTCCGCTTGCTTTTACTCTAAGTGTATC